ATGCCCGAATGGCGGAATTGGTATACGCGTTCGACTTAAAATCGAATGGAGAAATCCATATGGGTTCAAGTCCCATTTCGGGCACCAAATCTGAATAATTTGGCTCTTTCTGCCAAAGTGAGTTTATTGGGTAGATTGGAGGCAACTGCCATATAAACATATTACTACTTTCCGCACCGATATGTCGGTCAGTGCTTAGATAAAACGAGGTGCCATTCCCAGTTACCTAAGCGGGACAAGGATTTGTTTTTTACCGCTTGCATCCTTTCTGATGCGGCAAAAGGCTTAGTGTCTACATTGTAGTCCATTTAGAACCAACAACATCAGAACCTCCACCAAATTACTCGTAAGATTCACTCCCGTAACACTAAAATAGCCCCTGCGAGCCCCTGAGAGGCTCTACAAGGGGTTTTAATTTGCGGTCAAGATTTTATGCTATTATAGAATTCTTTTGCGTTCGTTACTACTTCTGCAATATTCTTGTCAGAGTATTTATACTTATTTGGATTTGCAAAAATATCAACACTTGTTTTTAACACTTGTTCTTTTATGGATTCCGCCAATGATGCATAATGTAAAAAATCTTCTTTATTCCAATCTTCACATTCGCAATGACCAAAAAAATCTTTTTCTTCTTGGTCAGGGTCTATATTGATTGACCAAACATTGTATCCCCAATTAGTGTCTTTCTTCTTTGTTCTTTCCAAAAATTCATTTTGCTGACCTTTTTCTCGATAGAATTCTAGCATTGCCAAAGCTGAAACAGAAACCCTGCTTAAACCATCTCTAAGTGCACAGCAGACACGTTCTTTTTCTTCGTCGTTGAGAGAACTAAACCCTGTATTTTTGTTAAGCGCTGGAATCCCAAAATCACCTGGCATGTAGTTTTGTAACCCGCCGTAAATCCAAAATATATTACGTCCGTTATCTTTTATTCTCGCCTCCATATTATCTCTTAAATCGGAAATGAAGGTATCATCATTTTTGGAGCTCATTTCTTCCAGAAAACCAAGCATAGCAAATTGATTAAAGTCCTTCGTCGCAACGATATTCTTGCTTTCTTCAAATTTATATGCTCCATGATCAGATGAGCCAAGCTGGTCCTTATTATTATCGTGAGAGAGAAAATTTTGTTGCTCAGATAAATCAGCATCGGGGCTGTCCAATAGTTCGAAAATCGCCCTTGATGTGCGACCATTTCCGTCTGGGTATAAATGTAGGTCGTTGATTATATAATATGCAGAAGTGGCACGATATCTTAAATTGTCCATTTGTGCTAAAGCATCTATTTCATAATCAAGAACCCCCATCTGAGTCTCTTTGTTTGGCGATATCAAACTGGCGACTACCATCTTCCCTTCTTTGAGAGCCCCACGTTCCTTCGATGAAATCTCTCTTAATCTTTGGTTTACGTGGTCAAGATATCTGCGTATGTCTTGTTTGCCTGTTGTCTTCAGAAACTCTTTGAATTGTCCATCATCTTTTTTCAGTTTATTAAAGCCTGTCCTATCAAGAAGTGTTTGTAATCTATCTATATTGGTTTTTGGTCGGTCTCCAGAAAATGGAACATCCTTCATACTGTCCCACACGCCTTTATTGCTATTCGCGTTTTCACCAGAGGTCTCGCCTCTTCCGTTAGAAATAGTTTCGTTCATATTGTCTCCAGCGGAAATGCCCGCAATTTTTAAGTTGATATTACATCAAGTATTCCCTAAAATCAATTGGAACACTCTAATTATACCAATTCTCACCTAAAGCTCAGCCATTTTTACTTTATGTCTAATTATTATATAATATATCCAGCTTAACGTAGCTTGAATAATATCAAGCCGATGTTTACCAAAAATCTTGGTGAATGGGTTCAAGAGTACATTTGAAGGGGGTAATGCTATGCTAAAATGTATCACACAGATTTTACCACTTACAGAAGAGTGGAACTTAGCACACAAAATGTCTAAGATTGTTATACTAAAAAATCTTTCAAAATATCGCGTCCGGATTGGCGTTACATTTCAATTGGACGAGTTTCGCTGTTGCGACATGGAACAATCTTTCGATTTTGATAGCTTAACCGAAAGCCTCAAGCAAAACTCCGAAGGCGCAATTATCTGCACTAGCAATCAAGAGATCTTCGATCAGGGGGTCCTTATTCTAGATTTAGATTCTTCGAAGTGTCAAGACATTTATCGTCAGGTTCGCCAAACTCTCAAAAAATTCTTTGATAGACTGGATCGATCAGAAGTATAAAAGGTATCTGTCAGGGGCGTACTTCTGTTAAGGGAAAAGACTCAAATCTTTTAGTACATTTTTTAAGCTCGCAGTTCGCGAGCTTTTTGTCTCTCCAAAAATTAATTTAAACCCAAAAAAGTCTTGAATAAAAACGTAAACTCATCTATAATCATAGCTAATGCGAGCTTAGCTCAGTTGTTTAGAGCGCTTCCTTGCCAAGGAAGAGGTCGAGAGTTAGAGTCTCTTAGCTCGCACCATAATTTGATTACTTAATACACCTTTCGGGGTGTTTTTTATTACAAATCAGGATAACTCATCCTGGTTTTTTCTTTTGTTGGGGAAAATAGGCTCAAACTTTTGTGTTTTATTTTCTCCATAGAATAAAAAACTATGGACTATGCTCAATTTTAGTTTTTTAACAATTGGCGAATATATTGATCCCATTCAGGAACCCTATGCTTAAAATAAATATTATGTGCAATTTTTCTTTTATGTTCATATAGAGTTCCTGAGTAGGGTCAATATAAAGAGTCATTTTTTATGCTTACTTGAAGCGTCTATTTTTTGAATGCAATTAAAAAATAAGCCAACAAGAAAGGAGGAATCCATGAAAGTTAAAACCATTAAAGTCAGTGGTGATAAAGATTACGCTAAAGTCGCAGATCGTATTAAGGTCTTCTGGGAAGAAAACCCAAATGGCAAGATCGACACCGAACGTGAAGATATTCCAGATAATAAAGTCCGCTTTATAGCACGTATTTGGCGTGATTCTAGGGTTGTATTAGATCTAGCTACTACTGGCACAGATATTAATACCATCAAGCTCACAGCCAACGCTGCGGCTTCTGCAGACGCGATTAAAAAGGGTGACAAAGAGAACGAAAAACTTGAGACTGTAGCTGTAGGACGTGCATTAGCTATGCTAGGGTATCTTGCTTCAGGAGAGGTTGCAAGCCGTGAAGAGATGGAACAGTTCGAGGTCTACAAAGCTGATCTCTTCCAAGACGAAGTCGATAAGACGATTGAGCTAATGAAGAAAGCCAAAACTATCGACGAACTCCGTAAATTATATGTCTCTCTTCGTACAGAACTTCGCACTAATCAAGAGATTATTAATGCTAAGGATGAGTTGAAGACAAAGTTAACTGAAAAGAAACTAGCTAAAAAGACCGTTAAGGTAGAAGTAGAGGAGAAAAAGAATGAAAACAATTAAGTTCGAGAAGAATTCTGAAGAATGGATGGAATTCAGAAGAGGTAAATCTGGTGGATCGGAATTTAATGATTTATACATCTCCAAGCTTCCTTTAATTAGTAGCATGAAAGCTAAGCTGGACGAGCTTCAAATCGAGTATCCCAAACTTGCTAAGGCTGAAGAATTAGCTATTCTACTTGGTCCAGACAATCTGGTAGAGTTAAAACTTAACGCAGATCCTAAGGATCGCTATTACGAGATTATCGCAGAACGTGTAGCTAGACCGATTACGCCTAACGATTATGTAGATCGCCTAAATGGGCAACCATTCTCGATGATGAATAGAGGTCATATCCTAGAATCCGAAGCCATCGAAGTGTTTAATGAAAAGACTGGAAAGAATGCTAACGCTGAATGTGTAGTTTGGGTTCGAGAAGACAATGAGAATATCTATATCTCACCAGACGCGGTGATTTCAGAAGAAGAGGCAGTCGAAGTTAAGTGTTTAGAATCTAAAAAGATTATCGAAGCGTTCCTAACAAAAAAGTATCCTCAAGAATACAAAATGCAGATCGTGAAGTACTTTGTCGTGAACGAAAAGCTAAAGAAGCTTTATTTCGTACTTTATACGGATGTAATTCCCGGACTAGAACTTCAGGTCTTTGAGATTAAACGTGAAGATGTAGCTGGTTTGATTGAGGAAGCTAAGGCTTATGAAGATCAGATTATGAATCGAATCGACGAAGATACTAAAAAGATATTAGAACTTACATTTTAATTTTAAGAAAGGGAAGAAAAAATGAATGAAAGAGAAAACACAAAAATCCTTATAGATCTTCTTAGGAAAGTAAAAGCTGACAAATCTAGAAGAGTCAGCAAGAATGAATTGGATCATCTAGATAAAAATGTTAAGACAATCAAGGAAGACGTGGATAAAGGTAGGTCTGTTGGATATATAGTCATAGGGATAGATTCTAAAGGCAGAACTAACCATGCATGCTGTGGAACTAGCTTCATGATCGAAGAAATGTTAGTAGGCTTAATAGAACAGTTTAGTAAGGATGATACACCGCTTGTTGAAGCTATTCTCGAGAGAATAAAGTTTGAACTTGACGAACCAAACGAAGACAAGCCCAAAGATCATAAAAGGTCTAAAGAAGAAATTTCCGAAGAACTGATGAATTTCTTGTGTAAGAAATTTAATATCGATGAGGAAGAAGGAAATGAAAAATAATAATCAAAATGTTGTAAAAGAATTTGCGAAGCTCGTAGAAAAAATATTAAAGTTTAAAGAACATAAAATAATCAAAAAAGAAGAGCTAAAATCGTTGGACAAAGCTATTGATGCCGTCAAAGATAGTTGCTCTAAGGGGGAACTTATTAGTTATCTTGTTATAGGACTATCTAATAATAGTGATACCACACATGTTTTTAATGGGACAAATTTTACCGCTATAGAAACGATGTCCTTATTTTTTAAGGCTCTAATTAAAGATCATAAAGATCTAGGAGAGGATATCCTCAAGAGACTTAAATCTGATTTTGATGAGAAATATTCTGAAGAGGAAGATGATGACGAAAATTAGATACGTTGTTAGTTATACAGACTCTAAAGGCATAAGACGCACCAAAGCTACCGACACCTATGTTGGAGCTAGAAAAGTAGCTGATTATATCAAAGAAAAAGGTGGTGAAGCAAGAGTCTCGGTTTTCTTCGACAAGAGCGTAAAGAGTGTATGAAGAAATCCGTGCGAATTATCACTAAGATCCCAGGTTGTAAGCCAGGGAGATTAAAAAGGAAAATTAAATGAGTAAGCTAACCGTTATTCCAGCAGTACTTAAAGGCTACAAAATTAAACTGGTTAAATTTAACGAGGAATACAAGAAAAAATAATCAATTCGATGGTGCGGATTAATTACCTCCTTAAGTAATAGCAATCAGTTAAATGTCATAAAAGCAGCCATAGCACCTCAATAACTCATGTGGTGGTCATAATCTAAAGTGCATTTCACACCATTTTAACTATTGTATGACCACCAAAAAACAACAGATAAGTGGTGCTGAACTTTGATTCAGTTAAATGTCATAAAAGCAGCCACTAACTTAAAACTAATAACTATTAACTATTGAACTTCTACTATTGTAGATTTGGTAAAAGGTAATTTGTATTATCTCCTCACGTTAGTTTTAAGTTGCGAAAACGGGAAAAGGAGAAAAACAATGAGCAAAGAAAATCCGATCAAGGTAAAAATTAAATTGAATAATGATACAGAAATTATAGAGGAACTTTCGTATTTTTATTTTGATAGTTTTTACAACGAAGTGAATGATTCTAGAAATAAATTTATTAAGCTAGGCAACCATGTTGTCAACATCGACAACATTGCAACAATAACGAAAGAAGAATCTAATGAAACAATATAAATTACTGAAAGACACTCCAACTCTCAAGGCTGGCACCATCTTCGAGGAAGTCATAAGTGATTTTGATGGTCTAAAGGCATTAACTAGAATCACCCCAGTTGGAACTAAGATATCACCCCAATTCACGATTGAAGATATTGATAATTTCGACGACTGGTTTGAGGAAATTTCTGAAGAACATAAGAGGTGGAGAGCGGGATATGGTGAGCCCTATTATTATATTAGTGATTCTGGGTCAATAGAATGCAATTGTGATTATAGAGATTCTGGAGACGAATATCTTTATAGCGTAGGGAATTACGGACGAACTAAAAATGAACTGATAGCCAAACGTGAATACAATATTGCTCGCCAAGTCCTATTAGACGACGCAGATGGCGGAAAGTTTGTGCGCGCAAAGATTATTTATTATGCAGACTATGGTGCTTCTATCATGGCAGACAAATGGAATGGTGACTACACACTGAATACTTATAGCCCAGGCAAAATCTACTTTAAAGACAAAGAATCTCTTGAGGAATCCCTTGAAATACACAAAGAGCAATGGGAAATTGTACGTAAGTATGAGATGGGAGAGATGTAATGATAGTACTTATATTGATAGTCCTACTGATCACATGGATCGTATCTATGAACATTTCCAAGAGGAGCTATAGCAATGGGGCTGAGGCAGCATATACATTCTCTGTAGCTGTTTTCTTTATGACTCTAATGGCTTTTATATTCATTTTGTCAATCGTCCTAAATGAACCAACAATAGATTCAAAGATTGAGTTATATCAATCACAGAACATTGAGATTGAGTCTAAAATTCAAGCCACCGTTGCAAGCTATTTAGCTCACGAGAAACAAGCTTACAAAGACCTCAAACCTGATAATGCCATTACTGTCGTCTCAGCCTATCCTGAACTCCATAGTAACGAATTAGTAAAAAAACAGATTGAGGTATATGAGAACAACAATAAAAAGATCATGAGTCTAAAGGAAGATAAATTAAATCAATCAATATATAAATGGTGGCTGTATTTCGGGAAATAAATAATGGAAGAAAAATATCAAAAATATTTAGAAATGTCATATGACGATTTCTTTGATGCAACCCATATGTATTCTAGTTATGACAGTGGAGATTATATTTATGCCATTAGTAAGGAGAATGACGATAAGGAGAATCGGTTATCTTATATTGATTATTTGACCAGAGAAAAGGGGTATGAATTATAATGCGTAAATTAGGATTTAGGGTTCTAGATAAAGAAACCAATGATTATGGATTATCTGATTTTCTTCTCCTTGATAGTAATGGCAAGTTAATGTTTTTTAATTTTGCAGGAGACAGTGTCAAAATACAATATGTTAATCAAAAAAACTTTGTCGTTGAGCATGCTACTGGCGTTCTAGATAAGAATGGAAAGATGATATATGTTGGCGACATCATAAGGATGAGATTTCCATATGATAAGCGTTTCATAGATAATTTCGTTGTCGTTGAGGACAAGGCTAGTCCATATATAGGTTTACTAACTGAACCAAAATGTACAGAAGTATTTGTCTTGGCTAGACGTCTATCAAGCCAGTATGAGATTATCGGTGATATTCACCATAGCCCTGAATTATTAGAGGAGAATGAAAATGTGTGAATTAAAGATTAGAGTTTGGGATAAAGCCGGAGAAGAATACTTCCCGATACACGAGGATGCAGACGGACTAATTGGTATTACTGCTATGGACAACAACATCTTATTTATAGAAGACGGTGAGGTTAGTACTGGCGATGCTGAAGACTATATTATCGAACAAGACACAGGTCTTAAAGACAAAAATGGTAAAGCAATTTATGAAGGTGATATTGTCTTGATGCATCTGTGGAACGGGAATAAACGCCATCCTGAAATAGGTCATATTACTTATGACCAATCATCTGCTAGTTTTCGATGGTTTCCAAAAGATGACAACAGGGGGTATTGCTTGAATAGTATAGACCACCCTATTCGTGAGGTTATCGGCAATATTCACGAAGAGGAGATGTAAATATCTACAAGAGTAGGAGTAATAAATGACTAAAATGTTAAGAGTCACACAAGACTTAAGCTATCTTAAGGGAGGTTTAAAAAGCGGGCATAAAGAACTAGAAATCGAAGCAGAGAAGTGGGACGAAATGACCTCAGAAGAGCATCGTGAGTACTTTGATAACTACGCTTCTGTAATTATCGACGATTATAGTATTGAATATTGTGGCGCAGATGAAAGAGAACCACTTATGATTGAGGAATTATAGTGATGGAAGCTCATAAAGAGGTTAGAAAATCATGATGCATGTTATGGAAGATTTGATGAAAGAGGACATGGAATACTTTGGCAACAGAATGAGGTGTGATTGTACATATGACAAGTCTAAGATTAAGGCCCCGAGGCCCTCAGTGATAAGCCTCTGCGAGAGTTGCTGCTGCATGACACGCACCCTAGTTCACGAAGATGGCTCAGGGTTGTTCTGTGGTAAATGTGGAGCAAACAAGGAGAAATAATGTTTGCACAGAAAGTAATGGAGCTAGTCCAAGACGCACGAAAACACCAGACAGAATTAACCAAACAAAAGCTCTTGAAAATAATTAAAAAGGAAATAAATGGGAGAGTCATGACGTATACAGGACACAAAACTAGAACAATAAATGGGGAGAATATCGTTGATTACATCATGCCAACTATTCTTCAAGACAGTAGCCTATTTGGCAATGTTCCAATCCCGACAAGAGAACAGATAGCATTAGTAATTAGAGCCATGAGAATGCATCCATTACTAGAATATGCTTCAAAGTATGATTTCTCGGAGCTATCTAAGCCTAATGAGGTTACAAAATTCTTTCCAACCATTTCCAGTATTGGCAGATTTTTCCGAGACGCACCGCTAGAGGTGCTAGATGAATATAACATGAAACAAGGAGAAAACACCAATGACAACTAACCTAAGTAAAGAAGATTTTATAAAATTAGCAGAAGCCTATTCTGAGCAGGAGAGATATGAAGAAGAGGTAAAAGATAGTCTTTATTACGCAACAAGAAAATACAATGTCTGTATTGGTAGTATGGACTTCCCAATCTCTTCTGACTTAATTATGAAAGCGGTGCTAGAACTTCTCGGCGAAGATTTCAGCTATTATTTCTATGATTGTAATGAAGATTTTAATGAGTTTAATAAAAATGTCCTCCTAGAAAGCGGAACTCACCCAAATGTTAAAGACCTTGGTGGGCTATGGGAATATGGACAAAAAATGAGGAATAATATGGAAGAAACTAAATTTGTAGCTAAAAAGTATTTTGATTATTACCTAGAACGAGAAGTGGTTTTTGACAATAAAGATGAGTGTGAAAAATTTGTTGATGAACAAAATAAGAAAGTAGAGCATTTTCCAAATACGTGGTGGGAGATTGGTAGATGATAAGAAGGACACCAAGATTCACTTCAGAACATAGTCTCTACGAACAGATAGCTCGCTATCTCCAGGTACAATACCCAGACGTGATCTATCGTTTTGACATTGCTGCAGATTTAAAACTAACAATGGGGCAGGCAGCAAAGCACAAGAGGCTACATCCAGAAAGGGGTTATCCAGATTTATTTATTGCAGAATCAAGTGAGAACATAGATAGCAAAGATTGGAATAGTATCGTGCGCGAATGGGGTTTTTATTTCGGTCTCTATCTAGAAATTAAAACCGAAGCGAACTCACCCTATAAAAAAGACGGCACCCTTAAAAAAGACCAACACCTCGAAGAGCAAGCCAAGATGCTTGAAAAACTGCGTGAGAGGGGTTATAAAGCAGAGTTTGGGATTGGCCTTGATGGATGCAAGCAAATTATTGACGAGTATCTAAGGGGCACACGATGGTAAACGCTAAAATGCACACTGGATGCTCTTGTTATCACCGCAGAAAAGGCAGAGACAAGAGAGTTCGTAAGATTTATCATCATAGACTTCGCAAAAGACAAAAAAGGCAGCTTAAAAAGCTAGGCGATATTAAGGACGTGATTGTAAGTATAGGATATACAGATTAGGAAAAGCAATGAAAACTATTAACTCACGTAAAGTATTATCATTAGTGGACACTTACCAAGAGTATCCAATACCACGGATTTTTGGTGATGATCATTATTACACGTTTATGTATGGTAGTCTTTATGGGCTTTTCTGTCTATCGGATAAGAAAACAGTCAATCTGCTAGCTATTAACAATAGTAAAATACATAACGGTCAGTTTTTAAAATTCATTGAACTACTTGAGAAGTTCACGAGAGAAAATGATCTCAAGTTTATGATTGGAGAATTATTCAACCGTAGATTAGATGATTGGTTTGCTCGTAGAGGATATCAGAAAGAACGGGATAATCGAATCTATAATCCTAACTCTAGTATTGATAATGTGTTAAAATAACATTGGAAAATAAAAAATCTTTTTCATATTTTTTCTAAACTCGAAATAGTCCCAAGTTGAGAGGGGACTATTTTTATTGTGGTTATTTTAAGTATTTAGCTTTATACTTAATTCAAGTGGGAGAACATTCATAAGGGGGTGATTATATGTTTAACCAGCACCATCTACTTTGGCAGAGAAGTTGGTATGATACTGGATATTGTAGGTCTCTTAGGAATCTTCCTTACACTAAGGTAATGCTCGATAAGAAGCTACATAAAGCCCTACATGAAGAGATTTCTGAAGTTCCAATTCCAACAGGAACAACAGCTAAGAGGATTGTTATGCTATCCTGGATGGTCTTATTGTGGAGACAATTCATATTGATGATAAGCCTTCTGATAGGATTGCGTTCATGATGGATCTCTTATCTACGGCTGATAAGCAGACGTATGTGGCACTTAGGAAGCAGTATTTCTTCTTAAAAAGGAGGGGGTTATGAGGTTACATATCTTGGTTGAAGTTACAATTCCTGAAACAAGCGTTAATGTATTACGCCAGAAGCTACTTGGTTTCAATGCTAAGTTAGAAAAAGATGTATATGGTGGTGATATGCTTGGATATAACTACACAATTCATTTTAATGGAGACCACGAAATAGGGTTGTCTGTGATGGATATTGTGGATGAGTATCACCATCATTATCTTGTTGCATACCTTGCAGATAGCACTGGTATCACCCAGTTACTCAAAATTGAGTAATGTTAAGCCCCAAATCTTGGGGCTTTTTTCTGGTATAATTAAAGAGAAGAACTAGAGGTGATCACGGTTCTTTGTCAATAAGTCGTATATTGAGTACTAGATTCTACGTGTAGTCATCGTCCTGCACCGACATATACGCAAGACCGAATACTCTTCGGAGTATTCATATAGTGGAATAGCTCAGCGGGCTAGAGCAGTCGGCTTATATCCGACAGACCATTGGTTCGAATCCAATTTCCACCACCAAGTCTAATAATTATTAGCAATTTCTACTATGGTAGATCACGACCATCGTTCTCGGGTTCTAGTAGAGAGCATACATGTACAAGTAGCAATTAACCTCTTCGGAGGTTTTTTGTTGGTGACATTTATATCACCAACATAAGATATAACATTTCCTAAAATAGGATATAACATTTTTCGTGTTCTATACTCTGTTAAATGATAGTTTTTTAAAAAAACAAGATTTAACAATTACGTAAATAAGATTTAACAAAAAACCATTTCCGTCAAGTCACGAAAAAGGTCTTTTTTCATCGCTTGTAAGAAATAATGTTTCATTCTATAATGAATACGAGGAAAGATTTTTCTTTCCTACTCTGGGATTGTCATGAGAACTCTCCAATTAGGGGAGTTTTTATGTTGGCGAAGTCGATACCTTGCCATTTTAGGTGTTTTATGATTTAATCTAAATTGGAATATCTTTTACAAATATCTAATCGGGATTGTGGTATCCGCAATCGGCATAAGTCTCTTACGAAAGTAGGAGATTTATGTTTTTAACTTAATCAAATCAGCTTCAAAAAGAAATGTTGTATAAAATATTTGTACAATTTATCATTCTTTGTTAGAATATATATTGACAATGTAAACAAACAAAAACAAACACGTTCTTTAATTAGTATAAATAGAGCTTCACAGCTATATTTTTATTTTAGGTAAGTGTAATAAAGATATATCCGTGCAGCGCTAGTAACTGCACGGAAAATGAATAGATTTCGAGCCTATTCTTCTACATGAATTAGATTCGGTTCAACGACCGGATCTTTTTCATTATCTTCTACCCAAAAGTGAAAGAATTTTCCTTTTTTGGGATAGATGATCTTGCCATTCTTTCGAATGTAACGACAAAAAACTTCTGTCATACAAGTCTTCCTTTCCTGATTATTAATGTTCACTCTGGGCTTGTCCCAGTAGTCTGGTACTCTGTTTTTTATTATTTTTAAGTGCACATCTATAAAAGTACTAGCTCCCTTTGTATAGATGCCCACTAGTAATAAAAAAGTCCTGTACCAGTATGAGGCTTAGGCGATTTATTCTAGCATTGGCTACTAGACGGCTGTTTGGAACCTACGCCTCATATTGACACGGGACTAACCAAATTTTTAATAAATCTTCACTTCCATGCCAGCCGTGGCATAAAGTTCACCTCCAAAATTTAATAAAACTTTAGACTACGGTTATTATAACATAGTTATTCCAAGTATAAGAATTTTCCACAGTTATTTTTCTCCAGATTATTTAAAAGCTTTACCTCTATCAAATCGACCATTGATTATACTAACGCTTATGTCATAAAAACCAAACATTATTTGTCTGATATAATATAAGCGAAATACACGGGAGAGCCGTGTTTTTTATTTGGAGAATTATGAAGAAAATTTCTGAAGGTAAGATAAAAGATAAACTATCAAAAAAGATTACTGACTCACGTAGGCTTAAATTTCTTGAATTATTTTTAACTCCTGGCACAAAATATTTCAATAATGGATATCAATCCGCAATCAAGGCTGGTTTTTCTGAAAATACCGCTGTAACTATTCTAAATAAATACAAGTGGGTTACTGATGGCATTAAAATGATTCGTGGCAATTCTATTGACACTCAAGTTTTAGCAGAAAAATCTCGTAGAGTTTTGTCAAAATCTCTTGACTCTGATGACCCTAAAATCGCACAGGATACTGCTAAATTTGTTTCGTCTCATATTGATCCGGACTTTGTCCAGAAACAGGAGGTTAATCTTCAATTACCAAATCCAATTTACGGTGGTAAATCTAAAGATTCAGATATTAAAAAAGAGGACGAATAATAAATGAAGTTTAAGAATACTACTGCAACAAAGAAAGTATTCTCTCTCAAAAAGCGCATTCGGGCTGTTTGTGGTGGAACTTCTGCCAGTAAAACTATATCTATTTTAATTTGGCTTATAGATTACGCCCAAAGTCATAAGAGTAAGAATATCTGGGTAGTATCAGAAAGCATGCCACATCTAAAAGGTGGAGCTATTGAGGACTTTAAAAATATCATGCAGGGTCAAGGGTACTGGGTTGAATCTAGATGGCATGGAACGGATTATGTTTATACATTTGAAACCGGTTCAACCATTAAATTTACCTCAGTTGATACATACGGAAAAGCACACGGCCCAAGGCGTGATGTTCTGTTTCTAAATGAATGTAATAACTTAGCGTATAACATCGTTGATCAGCTTATTACTCGTACTCGTGAAGTGGTCTGGATTGACTGGAACCCGACTTCCGAATTTTGGTTTTATGAGAAAATGCTCGGAAAACGAGATGACATTGATTTTATTACATTAACCTATAAAGACAATGAGGCGCTAGATCAGAACACAATCCAAGAAATTGAGAGCCATAAAGATAATAAGAACTGGTGGCGAGTTTATGGCGAGGGGAAAATCGGCGAAGTTGAAGGTCGTATTTATACAGGCTGGCAAATCATCAAAGATATACCTTTTGAAGCGCGTCTTGAAGGTTATGGACTTGATTATGGGTATTCTATCGATCCTACTGCTATTGTCGCGGTTTATTACTATAATGGTGGCTATATTCTTGATGAAATATTGTATCGAAAAGGTATGTCTAATAAACAAATTGCAGATGTCTTGAACAGTCTCCCGTATGGATTAGTTGTTGCTGATTCAGCTGAACCCAAGAGTAATGACGAAATAAAAAGTTATGGCGTAAATTTAGTTCCGGTAGTTAAAGGTAAGGATAGTATCAAGCAAGGTATTCAATATGTGCAGGATCAGAAAATCTCAGCTACTGAAAGAAGCGTAAATTTAATTAAGGAGTATCGAAATTACCTGTGGAAAACTGATAAAAATGGACAGATCATTAATGAACCAGAGGGTGGTCTCGACCACGCTCTTGACGCGGTTAGATATAGGTTGTCGAGCATGAAGCCCCAGAGAGAAACTAAGAAAAGCTATAAGAGCAATAATTCGAGGTCGGTATGGTAAGTAGAAAGAATGACCAGATGTGTGATGATGAACTTATTTTTGGTAGATACAATAAGCAGGTAGATTATCGTAATGGGCAAGTATCTCAAGTTGTAGAATATAAAACCGAATCAATCATGCCTACTAACCCAACAAATATTGATTTGCCAGTTGAGACACTTAAGGACATGATCTACGAAGGTATCGGAGGTGGATATAAGAGTGTAGGGGTTGAAATTGAGTTTAGTAGTGATCATAAAATTAAATTAGTACGTAAAAACTTCGTCAGGAAACTGGAAGAACAAAAATAGACCGGAAATTCGGTCTATTTCTTTTATAAACTAGGCTGCGGTTGCAGAGATCCAGCCTTTCTTTTTCTTTTCGTCCTCTTTATCTCTGAAGTATTTATTGTAAAGAGAGTTATCATCATCCTTTTCTTCGTTTGGATCTTCAATTTTTGTCCTTGTTGGATCATACGTCCAATCTTTTTGTTTTGTCTCTTCGTACTGAATTGGCTTGTATTTAGTACCCTCAGTTACTGCGCCAGCACGTACGGCAGCGTCGGCTTGTTCTTGGGCACGCCTTACTGCATCAGAACCAGCAGCAATAATGTCAGCTGTACTACGATTTTGTGCATCAGCCTTCTGTCTTTCAAGTTTAGCTACTTCATCCCAATAGTTAGATCGTCTACCAGCAAAATCTTCTGCCGCTGCCTGTTTCTGACGTTCTCGTGAAGTTAAAATATCGTCTTTTTGTCTGCGATAGTCTAAATTCTGGCGATTGTAGTTAGTTTCTTGCTCTCTTGCATTTTCAGCATTATTATCTTCAATACTTGATCTTACTTTTTCGGCAGCACGAGCAAGCATTGTTGGTACTGTATATTGTGCCATAGAAGAACTACCAGCTCCACTCCTTGCAAAATAACGAGCATAGGCGTCGCGTTGATTTTTAAAGTCATCGTTAGCGACATCAATTTGTCTGCGGCGGTTACCTAAGCGTTGCGTGCGGGCCGTATTATAATCCTCTTGAACCTGTTTCCAGTTATTTTCAAGATTATTGATGTCTCGATTATAGTTATTGTCGATATTCGCATATTTATTGCGTTCTGCTTCATCAATTCGCCTAAGTTGATTTGGCATCAATCCTAGGCTTTCGTTGATCATAGCTAAATTACGAGCTCTGTTTTGGGCTTGTTGATTATAATAATTCTGCTGATAACTATTGCTTCTCGCTTCTGCTTGTCGTCTAACGTCTGGATCGTTCTTCCAAACGTTATAGTCTGCCTCGTATGCTCTTCTCATTTCTGGTAGAATGAGGCGATTCACTTCATACGCAGAAAAACCATTTGAGTAATTACCATGATCTTTTGCGCCAATACCAAAGAAGCCACCATCGGTCTTTCTTGAGACACCGGGTGAACTATAGTTATCCTGATTTAGAAAACGTTGATCAACACCCCAATCATCACCAACAACATTTAGTAAGGCTTGCGCTTGTGCTCGGGTTTGATCGCTATATCCAGTATTGTCTACTCGACGCTGTAACCATTGTCGTGGCGTATAAAAATCTGCCATCTATTGTCCTTTCTTATATTTGAACAGAACTACTGAGGCTAGAATTTATTTTCCACACTTCACTGTATGAATATCTATATCTTTACAAATATGACTCTCAATTGGCTTGACTTCTGGTTGCTTTAGCTTTGGGGCATCATAATACATTAATTGATTTGGTCTTGCGGTAGTGATTGTTCTAGTGGCGTTCATCGGGGATATATGCGTCATAACTTTTCCATCACAAATGAATTCCCAACCGTCAAAACCGGGATCAGTATAATCACTATCTGAATATCCTACCTTGTAAACCACATTCGTTTTGTAAGGGAGTCTTTTTTCGTAACAATGCCCACTATCATATGTATTAATATGATTAGCAGTTGGTATTGATGGAGTGTCTTGTGATGTTGTATCTTTATTTTGTTTCTTCTCTCTATAAGCGATAATTCCGTTGACTGGATCTTTCTCTCTGATCATATATGAAGAAGAAAATACAGAATAGCATCGTAGTTGCATTCCAGGCTCTCTCTCTTTTATAATTTTCTGTTCACCCTCAGCTAAATTACTATCTTCTATGTATTGGTATTGAGCTGGGATTGGATCTGCTTGTCTATGACACAAGAATTTCTCTGTATTACTAAAAAGATAAAATGTCTTAGATAAATATATTAGAAATGTCGTAGATAAACATAAGAATACCACTACAAAGATAATTACTAGAATACGTAAAGGTTTCCAGTATCGATTAGCTTTCTTATGAAGATTCTTCTTATCCTCTTGTGATAGCCTGTTCATAGTACATATTATACCATACTTTACATATTTTTCAAGCCTCAGTAGTTCTGTTCAAGTTGTTAATATTTAAGCTTAGCGGAAAAGATATCTTACTTTTTCTGTGGAATGATAATACTTAGAATAAAGCCAACTATAAAAGTCTCTATTGCTATGCGACCAATTGCTTCATAGATATTGTATTCGAAGAATGTAATAACCCAACCAATAATTATTACAATTATCCCTACTATTCTTAGATCGACAAGTGCCCCTCTTCTTCCATGATGTCTTTGTTCCATATATACATATGGTAACATTCCAAATAGAATAAAGAGTAGTCCAACCATTAGTTTGATTATAGTCTTTTTATCCAAATCGCTCAAGCTTTAATTTTCTACTCCGCTATTTATAGTCTGTGGAGTATTTAGACTTAAAAAGGGGGATTACTCCCCCTGAGATTAGGCTGCGCTCTTTAATGCGAAGATGCCAGACTTGCGCTGATTAAACACAAATGCATCGAATACAACACGACCATTGACATAGAATCCAGAAGCGGTTTCTTTGAATGGGCCTTGATTGTAGTCTGCGAGATGCTTTGGAGCAGCTGCGGCTGATTCATGGGTCAAGACACAGGTAAATTTGGTTGGGAGATAGTCGTCTGGTACCTCAATGATTAGACAACCGTCAATCATACCGTAATTACCGGTTCGACGAGAATGTGCATTAAGTTCAGATGGGATAGTGAATTTTGGATCAAGTTTGATTTTAGCAAATTCAGTAGCACCAAAGAAAGCTACACGACCAACACGAGGAACTTTAGCATTAGTTTGTTTAGTCATGAGTGAACTAAATGTCTCGTATGCGTCTGCGCTAGTAGTAGCCTTCACGACTGCAGTAGCGGCGCCAGCAAGGATACTAAGGTTATGCTTATCGATAGTTGGAACAACTTCCTGTGAAATCTCTTCTTTCATAACTTCGCGAGCATCAAGTGAACCATCTGCTGCGAAATGAGCATCAGCCTTATCGATACTCATAGCGAAGTACATATCTTTACTTGCGGTTACAGTCTGAACTTCATTCTCTGCATCTTTGTATTCATAACCAAAGTTAGCGCCATTAGCAGACTTGCGAGTTGAGTAATCACGCAAAGCTTGGGTTTTAACTGAAAAAATTTGGAATGATTTGGTTGTGCCACCGATTACCTGATATTTGCCCTTAAACGCTGGAGCGGTTAAACTCTCAAGTTTATAAGCAGCATCAAGAACCTTGGAATAAGCACTTGGTAAATTAACTGCCATAGTTATATTCTCCTTTAGATATTAGATATTAGATATTAAGTACGCTTCTTACAAAATCTTCCTCAGTTTGCTCACCTTTAACGGTTGAATTACTCCTAGGGTAGGGGTTATAAGATACGTTTGTTTGTTTACTTTTAGTGTTAGTTTTACGAGCATTATTAGCTTTTTCACCCTGCATAACTCCTAGTCGATAAATCTGCCCAATACTTTCTAGGAATGGTTGCAATCTAACCGTCGCACTAATAACTTCACCGTCATTACCGCGTCTTACATGGGCAACATCTTCGTACATCTCAAGGATACCGTTTGCAAGATCTGGATTAAAATCCGGATTGGAGCTATCAAAGAGTTCTGGATAGGCTAGTTTTGCGTTCTCCGTTGCTAAAACCTGCTCGTAGCGAGTTTCAGCAATCGTCTCGATTTCAGCTTTTCGTGAATTTTGAGCTTCTATTAATCGCATACGAGCCTCAATAGCAGCGTCAGCTTCGCTGATATTCTCATCTTGCGACATAATATAGTTTGTTAACTCTTCCACTGTAGGCAACTGCAGTTCTTGATACTGTGAGATCTCAGATTTTAAGCGATTAAGCTCTGCGACACTGTCTCTAATCTCTTGATTTAGGCGCTCTTTGCGTTCCTCGCCTCGAGTTTTAGATTGTTCGGTGTCATCTTTGTTCTCTTGCCCTTGTTCATCTTTAGTTTTTCCTGATTCTTCTGCTGACTCAGAAAATACTTCGTCTAGAGCTTTGTCTAGTTCATCACCTTCTGAACTGTTGGCGATAGTGTTATTGTTTTGCGTAGTTGATGATTCTACTCCAGCATCTACACTAGGTGCTGATAAATTTACATCTGTATTATCCATTGATTCCTTTCGGTTACTTTAACGCTGTACGTAGCGAGACGCAGGTCTCTGGACTAAGACCCTAACGAGCGTACCAACCAGTGATATTTTTAAGAAGGAGAATATCAAAGATATGTTGATACGCTAATTAGGAGCCTACTCCACTATATTCATACGTTTTTCTACCTCCCCTTTAATTCGTAATAGATGATTCTTAACTATCTTGAGTGCAGCAATTTGTCGGATAACAACCTCTGGGTCTCTTAAATCGAGTTGCAACCTATCTATGGAATCACATTTTTTAATTTCGTCTTCGATGTAGGTTTGAGCCCACTCTAGAATTGGTTTCTCTAAGCTGAGACGGGTCTTTAGTTCTTTTTCTTTAGTTTCTTGTTCCTTAGATTTTGGGATTGGACTTCGTCTTGGATTGTTTGGGTATGGATTCATTTATTACTCCTTAAAAATTCATCAACTTCTTCTGGTGAACCACCTTGTGCTAGATAGACTGCAACACCTTGAGCTTGCTCTTCTGAAAGACCATTATGTATGAGCTCTGCCACTAACTCAGGGTTTGCTTGAATCTGATTAGTGTTCGGTTTTTGTTCTGTAATTGCTTCTGGTTGAATATTCGGCTGACTTACGCTTTCTTGTCCTAGAGTTTGCTCCTGTGGATGTAGGGAATTAAGTATAGGATTAGAATCGTCTATAGTTTCTGCGCTAGTTTCATCTTCCTCAGATACCTTTGGTGCAATCTCTTCTGCGTCAGGAACGCCAGAACGTTTCACGATCTGATAAACAAGAGGAGCTATTTTGAGGTATTTTTCCATTTGATCTCCCGACTCAAGACGGATTTGGAGAAGATCTTTAAGTGTCTCAAGCTGTTCATGGTCGTTATCTAATTTGGAGCTTGAAGCATCCACCTTAAACTTAACTAAAAGGTCTTTTAGATCTGAGTATTTAATAGTCTCTTTGGTAAGCCTAAATTCTGGGTCAATTTTTCGTTTGGTCTCGATAAATCGTTGTGAGAGTGGTACTACTTGGTCAATTTCGGCTTGATAATGGGCAGCAATATGAAGATTAAGCATAGTTTCAAGAATTTCTCCAAACCATTCTTCAAATTGTCCACGAAGATAGTTATCAGCAATATTGATACGATCTTGTTGCGCATTGACACCAGCAGGTGTTTTAGAAAAACCTGGATTACCAACTTCAGCTGAAATTGAGGTATCGCCATTATTTGTGATATTTAAGATATTACTCTTGAGAATGCCTTGCACGGTTGGAAAGGTATTAATAAGCGTATTGTCTGTCTGTACGACAGTAGCATCGGCATTAGGGTCGCTCCCTAAATCCCAAACCGCGTATGGTTCATACACGATACTCTCGGTATTAACATTGCCGCGAATTTTGGTTGGTGGCGCAGATTTAAGACCTACTTGGAACTGATAGTTTTGATGATGAATATCGAGCATGTCTTGTAGCCTTCGAGTAAGACGAATAGCTGATAATCCTAGTGGGTTTTTACCATCTGGGTCATAGTAAGCATAAATAATTGGAATTTTGCCACTAGGGTCGATATTTTTCCATTCACGTACTATTTCTCCGGTATCTGGATCAAAAGTATAAAAAACATTGTCCACACCTCTCTGGAATACACAGACAAGCTTAATGAATTCAGCTTGATCGGTCTCTGTAATAGAAATATCTGCATCTTTGGCGGTAGTTTTTTCTTGCAGTTCTTCAAGTTTCTTAAGATTCCATGTAGTCTTATAGTCTTTATCCTTAGCGAGTTCTTTCTCGTTATAAATAATGTTTTTTATATCGCTTTTTGTGTACCAAGTATTTAAGAAGATATAATTGCAGTCTTTAGCATTAGTTTTACCTGGTTCTAGATAAACATCTTGAATATCTACAATTGTGAAGTCAGCACCAAAATAATTATCTTCATTACGAATAAAGACTAATGCTGGTTGAGAACCGTATATAAGCATATTACGCACGACGGATAGACATTTTGTTTTAACCGATCCCCCAGTTGTAGCGTTTGGTAAGATAACATTGTCCACTGCTTCATTAAGAAGCTCGGATAATTCAGAGCTTTTATCATCCAAGATAACTTTACCAGTAGGGTTCTTTTGAACGATTGCTTTTGGTCTTGTCTCAATAAAAGAAGCTGTAGTTGCATCCGTTACATCTGGATTTCCTTCCTTAATATTTTTAGGTTCAGCATTAGCAATACGCTCAAACTCAGAAAAATCCTTAAAAAACCCAGCCATCTTGTTTTTGGCTTGTTCATATTCCTGCTTTAGATTTTCTGGCTCTATATAAGAAAAAGACACCCGTTTTTCCTTTCACATATTTATAAAATATGTAAGAGCCGGTATTTGGGTATCTTACTTTCATTCTATTATATCACACACTCTATGAAGTCCTGTATTTTCTGTACTACCGGAATCGATTTTAATCAATACAATAGTCTATAATCAGATGCCACCAGTAGGTTTTCCCTAGGTTACTTCCTAATTGCGTAATAATCTCCTTAGCATATTCAGATACATAAAAGCCACCTGCCCAAGTTGCATCGCTTGGATTATAGAGCCAAGGAACGTTTCTCCAAGCGTCTCCCTGTCCTGAACTTTTTACAATCATACGCATATCAATGATAGTTTTAAAAGGTTCAACTGAAATCTTTGCTGGGACGTTTCCAGTTCCGGTATAGACCTTACGATAGATTTTACGTCCGTCAATCCAAGTACCAATCTCGATACGGTCTTTAGAGTAGACTGGTTTTAATTTCAAATGTGAAATTGACTTGTCGAGAATTTTATCACCACTTATTGAATTATTAGCGATTTTATCGTTGTTTACTGCATTCTCTGCAATTTTTGCAGTAGTAACACTCCCGTTAGAGATTTTTGATAAGTCTATAACCCCGTCCTTAAGAGTGCCGTCATCGTTTAACGTGTTTTTTAGCCCTTGGATTAGCTTATTTCGTCCGCCCGCTGTTTCAGTAGCGACTAGATAAGTCTTGCCAGTAGGATAATCCCTATCTACTCCGGCTGTGAGTTCGAGGTTTTCGAGATTGCGATTATTTTTAGTACCAATCCAGTCAGTCTCAGTACCATTAATTGGATCACCCTTTGAATCAACTTCATATACAACAAATGAGCATTCTCCAGCCCATCCAGCAAGAGCCTCGCACGAAAATAGACCAGAACCGGTAGTATGAGGTTCAGCTAATCTAGCAACCTGCGGTCGCTTACCTTGTTCTGATGCGAATAATAAATTAGACATTTTTCTCACCTTTCTTTTTTAATAATTTAAAAATCAATAAAATCTGTGAACCCAAGGTCGCTAAAATACTAGCAAGAGCAGTTCCAAAGGCAGTCATATTCTTATCATTAAGGCTCATAACTGCAAGAACCACTTGTGGCGTAATAGCAGAGCCTAAAAGTAGAAAATCTCCAATTAAATATGCAATAATTTTAGTTTTATTACTGAACTCAAAGCCTGATCCAGCCTCTGCAATGGCTTCAGTTGAAGCGTTTGCTAGCTTCATGTACTCTTCATTAATTTTATTGATTTGTTCGTCAGTGAGTGTAGGTTTCATAGGTTTTGTCTCCTTTTCTTCAACTTTCTGCTCGACCTTATTAATGTTTTCCGTTTTATTCTCTTCCATTTGTTCCTCCTTTTTTTGCGGATTTTCCTTAGGTGCTTCTGGAACTGGTTCTGGCTTAGGTGGCTCAGTTGGTTGTCCTGGTTGCTTTGGTGGTTTTTGTGGCTTTTCTTCAGGTTTAGGCGGATTAACCCACTCGACTACACGGGTAGTATTCATGGTCTCTGTCCAACCAGCATATCTAACACCATAGATGCGAGACACATTGTCAATCGTCGCATTTAGTTCACCATCGAAATAATCAAAGTAAGGTTTATGTCGATAAGGAGAAGTCCAGATTTGAATACGATTACCAGTACGCTTAGCAATAGCTACATGTCCGTATCCTTGCGCTCCACCAGTCCACCAGATTGGGACGAAGCATCCATCTGGAAGATTGCGGTCTTGATGTTTTGTATTATTCCAGTTCCATGCGATCTGCGCAGAAGCTGCGAATGGAGCAACATTGAATGTCCTTTGAGCCACAGCTAAACACCAAAGAAACCAGTCCATCAGAGGCTTGCCTTGGTAATAAACAACTAGCTTTTTATCATCTAGGTTAGGATATAGTGTTTGCTTCCAACTCATTTTGACTCCTTAAACATTAAGATTATAAATAGTACCCCAATAACGAGATACGAGATCAATGCTTGATTAAAACATCCATTCAAGGTCATGAATAGCCAAAATAAAATATTAAATAGCATCAATCCTCCCCAAACTAAAACTGATAACCAATTCGTCTTTTTCATCGATGAACCCCATCGATAACTACAAACTTCAAAATTGCACTAAGAACTGCCATCACGATTGTCCAAACAATTTTGGCTTGATTTTCTTCTAGCTTATGAAGCCTATTGGATCGGTCTGTGGCTCGTTCTTCTAGAACTGTAACTCGTTGAGATATTGCATTAAATGTGTCTATTTTATGATTAACTTCATATAGTTGATCACTGACATTCTTGATGTCTGCTTCCATTTTGCCTAGTTTTTGGTATAAGGCTGAATCGCTATTCATTACCCACTCCTTTTTCCGGTAAATATCCAATTGGTACGTGTCTAACTCTGATTTTGTGGACGCCATAACGAATAGCTCCTTGAGTTGAAATCTCGACGCTAACCCATTTCAAATCTTTATTAATTTTTAATACAATGTTTTTCGTCTCCGTAGTTCTTTCTTGATTGAAAGGTCTAGCCATACCCCAACCGAGACCTTTCAGAGATGGAAAATTAAATTTATCTCCCCATCCCAAAATCTTTGTTTGGTCTCTGAACTTCTTTCTAACCACCTTTTGTATTTCTCGTCTTCTGGTAAAACCACGAACGATTACTGTGATATCACCGATAGGATCAATTAAATCTACTGAGACTGTAAGAACTCTTGAATAGTCATTCTGTTTCGAGAAATACACTTTTGAGGTCTTTACTTTGGTTTCAAAAGTTTTGTCAACATCAATAGCCATTGCATCGTAATCAAATTCACAGACTCTATTATTCACAATCGCAAGTTGATGAGTTTTACCATCATTAGATCCGTAATGTAGTAGGAACTTAGCTGGAACCATCCATGGCAACATCCAAGCCCCACCACGATCTAGATCTTGTAGCCAAATTTGATTGTTCTCGTTAGCCCCTACTGGTAGTGCCCAAATTAATTTACCATCGTAAACAATACCAGACGCCTTTGATAGGTTCTTGGCGTTTAATTTCTCAAAGTCTTTTGAAATTGTAGCAGATGACTTTGTCGTTGAAAGAATACTTTGAATATTAGGTTGTGTACCAGTAGTAAATACGCCGTTCTTAGATAAATAGTGTAGGCTTTCTTGATATTTAAGAATGGCATTTGGAGCATCCGTTCCTTCTCGACCATTTGCGTCTTGTACTTCTACGCTAGGTACTGGAACATTCATAATTTCAATGTTTTTAAAAACTAAATGTTTCATTGAACCGAATCCGTTAGTCCCTTGCAAGAAAACTGTTGGGACTGGATCACCTTTACCTGTGCGAAAATCTACAACAGCATTAGGCAAATCCTTTCCACCAGGTGCTATATCGATCCAGCCACCACCTGAATATGAAAAGTTTAATGCAGTTTTTGGTGTACCACCATCATAATAAATGCGCCATGGGTTATTGATATCGCCTAGAACATAGACTGTTCCGTTGATATTTACACCTCGTCTACCTACGATACCTTCTGATGTATCTGTTTCTGGCACTGTTGTACCAGGTTGCGCAAACATAACACCAGTGTCTGTGAATTTAAATGCCCCACTACCGTCATTTGCGATATCTGCAAGATATTGCTCTTTTCCCGTTTCACTTCCTACGTAAATAATAAATCTTTGTACATTAGGATCACTACATTTCCATTCAAGTGTGATCGACTGTTTTCCAGCTTCCCAGTTATTACGCTCTCTATCTACTTTTTGTGCAGTAAAGTATACCGGTTTTGTTTCGCCGTAGGATTGTGAGGTAATACCATATCTTAAGACTACGCCGCCTTCAGTTAATCCAGTTTTAGTAATTTTTAGATCTGTTGGTTGTGTTAATTTTTCAAATTTCTTTACGGTTTTAGTCGAGAAATCAAAGAAATGAGTTTTATTAATACCATTAAAGATTAGACATTTTTGATCAGTCTGGCAGAAATTATACTCAGCATCAATTGCCTCTCCGGTATATTCAATACCTTCCGCCTTTTGCCACTTGTTTCCATCCTTAGCATAATAAACATACGCTTTTTTAGTTTTAGGATCACGCTGGACGGATAACAGATAGTTTACTGGCCATCCTTTTTCGACTACTACGACTTCAGTAATCCCTATAATCTCATTTTCTGGTTGTACGCCATAAAGCTTCAAACCTGGTCTTGGTTCTGCTACACCATCTTGAGTAAGCCAGACATTAAGACTTTCGTCTAATCCATTAATGAGTCCACGGTTCTCATCGAAGATACTTACTCGACCTCTATTCCAGTTGTCTAGAACTAGAGTTGAAACCGAAGGAGTTTTTGTAGTCTTAGGAGGGTTGATCATCTCTTAATTCTCCATGGGTTCATACTTGCGATTCTAAGCCCTCTCTGACGATTCTTCATACTTGTCATGGAATTCTGCGCAAGTGCTACCAGATTGCCATATTGACCAGCTTGCACAATGTCTGACCTAGCAATTTCGGCAGCTAGCATATAAATTAACCAATTAACATCATCGACAATAGCTATGCTATCTACAGTAAGCTCCTTAAGTGGTTCATAGTATGGATAGACAAGCTCGCTTCCTACGAAGTCCTTAATATAATCAGTATTAAAGCTAATCTTTTTACCATCGGCGGAAGCAGGGTAAATATCTTTTTTATGCTTAGTGCCAAATTCTTGCATTGATACTAACTCAGGAGTAATTATTCTGCCATCTGCTGTTCTTATTCTAAGTGGTAAATAATTGAGCGGGGAACGGACAAGCTCACCGTTAAGCTCGTAGGTAGTATCATTTGTTAAAGAAATTACTTTTTCTCGTTCTAAACTCGCCCACCTTTCATTCGGAAGAATAATTGACTCATTATACCAATCTCTCTGCAAATCATTGAGAATACTAACATACTTGCTATAAGCTGGTTCAGACTGTGCAATACTTTCATCATCGCCAGTTGCCATTTTATAAGCCTTCTGAATTATCTTATCTATTTGCATCTCTACCTTTCTAAGAAAAATACTGACAACTCTCAGCTTTCTCTTGCTTTAAGTTCGCCAGTATTTAGGTAGAACAAATATTAACTTCTTAGCTATATTTTACCACATTTATTACCTACTTTTTATAGATTTTACTTTCCCACTTAGTCGTTTAATAGCTCTAATATTGGCTTTAGCAGCCGCTTTACGATTGAAGCTAACTGAGGCTTTATTCCCGCTAGAGGACTGTAATGCTCCACGAATAAGCGACATGGTGTCCATTTTGTATGAAGGTGTACCGCCTCCGCTTCTTACTCCACCACTTCGTCCACTTCTTGAGGAACCTGAGAGGCTAATATTTCCGTATTTATCTCTAAACTTATTTCGGCTGATAATTCCAGCTTTAACCAATGCATCTCCATAAGCCAAGACATCGTTTAGAACTTTATCACCATCATCAGATGATTCGATAAGATTACGTAAATCATTCTTTCCAAGCCCATATAGATCTCTAGTTTCTTTCGTAAAATCTTTACCAACCTCTAGTTTTTTGAGCTTGTTTTGCGCCTCTATTTTACTTTTACGACTATATTCGCCTTTTGCGAGCTTATCCTCGTATTCTTTCTTAAATTCATTATATTCGTAATCGTTCTCATTATATAATCGCTCTTTATTGGCTTGTTTAGTGCCTTTTAGAACTTCTTCAATATATTTATTACTATTAAAGCCTTGAAGTAGCCCAGTTTGTCTATCGCTTAGATTTTTCTTGACTTCATCTCCACGTTCTAATTTGCCGAACGTGCTCCCAATTTGCTTAAAGTCGCTATCAATAGCATTCTTAACCTTCTCTTGCTCTTCTTTACTTAAGTTCTTAAAATCTGAATAACTCTCGAACTGCTTTTTGAGCTTTTCGCCATTGTCCATCGCCATCTTATATTGGCTATCTGCTCCAGCTGACCCAAATCTTCGATATGCTCCTTCAGTAAGGATACGTCCAATACCACCGCCATCTTTTTGGTTATCTGGGTTGTCCGTTAAGGTTTTCGCCAGATCCTTGCCAAGTCCACCACTCCAGTTCGCAATGAAGTTATCGATAATTGGTGCATCTACTCCAGTTAAGCTAGACAAGAACCTAGCTGCACCAGTAGTGTACTTAGCTCCTTTATCTTGTGGTAGCTTATTTTTATCGTAATCACTTACAATATCTTGCTTGGTAAACGTGTTTGTGTTGGTGGCCGCCTCAATAAACGGTTTAATTGCAGTCGGTGTTAGTTGGTTCACTGGATTTTCTGTGTCTAATCCAGTGAATACCTCAAAGATATTACCAGCTGTCTTTAATAACGCGTCTGGAGAGTCTTTAAGATTATTCATTAAATCAGTGATAGGGTAAAGAAATTGGGGAATAGGAACCTTAATCAGTCCATCAATGCGACCTGTCTCTGGATTATATTTAGCGTCTTTATCGAAAAGTACTAAGTTTGTACGTTTCTCATAATCTGATACTCGGTCATATAGCTCTTTCTTCTTTTCGTCTGATTCGCTAATACCTTTTGCTGCCATTGCAATACCAGCCCAAGCGGCTAATGCGAGTGCTGTTCTAGCTGGTCGTTTAACAAGTTGGGCTGTCATTTGTCTTCCGCCTTGTACTCCAGCATTAAGGAATGGGACGATCTTATTGATAACCATAATTGATTCACCACCCCTAGAGAAGTTTAAGGTGTTATTACGTGCAGCCTGAGATTTAGCCGTAGTATCGCCATCTGTCCCGAAATATTGTTGTGCACGAGTAAAATATTCGGTTCTACCGATTAGGTCATTAAGCGCATCGATTGGGTGCTTTAGTCTATCTGTGGCTTTTTTACTTAGGTGGTGTTCTTTTTGAAGTTCCGCCATCAAATCACCCTGCTTATATCCATAAGTTTGACGGTATTCACTGCCGATAATGCCTTGACGACTCAGTTCAGCACGGAGATCATCTGCCTTTTCACCAAATCCAAAGGTAGCTAGAAAAGCTTTTGGCGTGCCTTTAATATTAGCTCCGATATTACCAGTAATAGTAGTCTGAAGCTGATCTCGAACTAGATTGCTTGCTGCAAATACTGGGTTTAATGACGTAGCACCACCACGAAGCGTTTTTGCTGGCATACTTAGGACGTCGATAACCTTTTCTACCCCTTCTGGAAGTACACGATTAAGTCGTTTCATCTCGCTTGCCACCATCTTTGGAACTTCGTATGAGACTTTTTTACCATTTTCCATGAAGTTTAATGTATCAAAACCTGCTCGTGGTTTTTCGCCATCTCTTAATCTGTGTTCACTAAATGCATTTTCTGCAATCTTTCTGGCTGCGATATTGCGTTGCCCCTCATTGATAATTCGCATAGTATTCGACATTGTAGCTTCAATAGGGTTAAGAATTGTTCTGTCTGACCCTTTCATTTTCTTGATCACTTGTTCACTACTAAGATTACCTAATTGTTGTGAATGCCCAGTAAAGCTGCTGACATCATCCATGAGACGTTGGTATGGAGTATAAGCTGTATTCTGATTCAATTTATTATGTAATTCTTTGGAAATTAAGCCGTTATCTTCCATATAATTTAGAAGTTGCTTATTAAAATTACGGTAAATTTTCTCTTGCTCCGTGAATTTCTTCTTGTACTTATCAATAATAGCTAAATCCATGTCAAGATCACGCCCAGTATTGATACCTTGCTTGTGTAGATCCGCAGCATGACGTCTAGCAATTAGATATTGCTGAAATTGGTGGAGGTCTTTGGTGGACATTTTGCCAAGCTCAGCTAATCCATTGTCGCGAATAAACTGCTGTGCAATCATATCAGAAGAACGAACTTTATCAATATCGTTCCTAATATCTTCTTTTAACTGTTCTCGAGCTAGTTTAGACCATTTGTCATTACCTTTAGGAATATATTGCTCATATGCAGTAGAATCATCTATTAAATGATGTCTTAACTGGCCTTTAACGTCTCTGATTTTTTGTATCAACCCACCACTCATTGATTTTTTCTGATTTTTAACTTGATCTTTTATGTAATTTTCGATATCTGTACCTGAAGAATTTTGTCTAGACATTTCTGTCTGTTCGGTATCTGTTCGGTTTACATTTTGTGTATTACCATTTTTGGTGCTATTTTCATCTAGCTTCATATTGACATCGTTAGGGTTTTGTGATAAACTGAGACCAGAGTCGGGATTAATTCCCGACATCTCCATTTCTGGAGATATTCTAGATATTTTAGACTTTAGGTTTTCTATATATTTTTCTCTAGCAGGGATCATACCTCGCATTTCAGTTTTGCCAGTGTTTAGATTTTTCCCAACTGGAACTACTCCTGTTGGATTATTTTGATTAATAAATAAAGTATTATATGGATTATTTGGGTCTAAAAGAACTTCATTATTCTTTCCAAAAAGCGCATTATGGGTCGAATCTGCCAACTTTCTTATTGTTTCTGACGTTGGATTATCACTAAAACGTTTTTGAGCGTGTTCCACAAAGTTATTACCATTAGCGTAAATATCTCTGCTTTCAATTGTTGGTCTGTGAAAATTATCTTGAATCTTGTTATGAGACAAAAAACTATCCCTACTCATTCTTCCTATGTAGTTACTTTCGGGTAGAGACCCGTCTATTAAGCTAGTTTCAATAAGATTTGTTAGATTTTTTCTGTTACCAGCATTGGGCGTTAAGGTGGTCTGTGGAATTGGCAATTTCCCATCCACGTAGGCATCTCTCAGTTTCTCTGTAATATGTTTATTGGCCTCGATCTTTGCTACGGCATTCTGTACTGGGTTTGTTTGTGGATTAATTCTTTGATCAATATTTTGTCTAATATTATTATGTAGTTCGCCAAGTTTAGTTTTACCAGCGTCGATACCAAAACTTGCTCCACCCATAATTCCGCCACCTAAAGCACCCAGTGCCGCAGATTCGGGAACTTGATTGAACAAGTTTTTCGTTTTGAAATTACCATTCTTATCGTAATTGTCAGTATCAGAAAGATTCTGTGCAATTTGTTGTACACCTTCTTCTAGCCCCTCTGAGGCAGCACCTTTGGCTAAATCTTTTGCAATTCTTTTAGCTGCTTCCTTAAAGCCAGCCTTTCCAGCTTCTGAAACCGCTTGTTTTGCTCCTCTTTTGAATAATGAATTAAGAAGTTTACCACTAGCACCAGAAGGTAAACCAAAGGCGCTAATGGCAGCATCTGCGCCAGAACCAAGACGTTGTAACCCATTTAGGTCTTGGATTGCGCCATCGTCCTGCATACGCTTGCCCGAAAGCGCATCAGAAATACCTGAGCCGATTCCAGCTCCTCCTGCGATCATACCGGCTGGTAAATCTGCAATAAAACGTCCAAGATTAAAACCTTCATCTGTTTTTCTTTTTCCTAGTAATGCATTACCGATAAGCCCACCTATACCGTCTTCGCCATCTGTCATATTTTTGATAGTTTTAGCAGCGGCGAGACCCCATTCCCCCATCGTATTAGAATTAATTGGTTTTTTATCAATTGAACCTGCAGGTACAAATGCTTTTAGTGGTTGCCTATCGATCCCATGACGCATAGCGAGTTGTAGTGTTGCCATTTTATAGGCTTCGTCGTCATTATAGTCTCGTTTATATGAGCCATCTGGATTAGAGCCTAATCCATCCGTAATCTTTTTCATCTCGTCTGTGAGAATTTTACGTCTTAACTCCTTATCTCTTCTGTCTGTATCGCCAGCAAAGCTTCCCCAAAATCTTCCAATACTATCGTGCTCATTATGATAACGATCACTTAGCTGTTTAATCGTATTATTTAGATCGTCTTCATGAACTGCAGTATTTTCTACCTTAGATCTTCCGCCTAAAGTAAATCTATTCCCATCCGTTTTATTTTTTCCATTAAAGTTTAGATTTAGTCCAGACGTATTATCTTTAGAAAAATCTGTAGTATCATCTACTGGCTTAGTGCTTGGAGTTAACGCTGTTGTCTTAAATGAGTAATCAGGCTTGATATCCAAGTTTCTATTTGGATTAAACTTAGTACTATTTAGGTCGGCTTGAGAAGATAGAGCATTTGGTTGAAAATTAGATTGAGATGATTGTGGTTGCCAGTTAATTTGGGTATTATTCTCCTCGTTTTGCTTCTTTTTCCTGCCAAATAATCCTCCGAAGAAGTCTCCAATACCTTTAAAAAAGTCCATCTCTTACTACCCTTTCTTGGCTGATATAAAAAAGCGCCAAAAGATTAAATTGATATCTTCTAGCGCCTGTATTTGGGTAGCTATTCTTATTTAATTATATCACACTGAGATCATTTCACCTCTTATATAAACAGTTCATGAATGATATTTTATCCAAAAATCAGATTTTACATCTTAATGCCATCTCCAAGGAAGAACGATCAGCACGCGCAAAAAAGGCGGTTGAGTCTAGATAGAAAAAATATCGTAAAGAAAATACATAAAAATTATTGACGATTTAGGAACTATTGAGTTATAATAAAAACACAAAAGTTTGAGCCTAGAAAACCCTGTACGAAAGTGCAAGGTTTTCTATTTTCCCCAAAATAATTTTTATTTTGGAGGTTGTACTTTTTATGTTTGTTCTAAATGAAAAACGTGTACAAACAATGAGATCTTCTCTTAAAGAAGCTTCAGATTTAATTAAAACAGATAACTTTTTACCTAAGTTTCGTAATCGTCAGAAGAATCATCCAGACGAGTGGAATAAATCAGTTGAAATAGCGAAAAAGAAAGATAATCCTGAACACTATCTAGCTGTAGTTTGGGCTAAAAATAACATCAAAAAGTCCCTAGAATGGCTCAAAAAGTTAATCAATATTGCTCGTAATAAATTAGCTATATTAAAGGCTAAGATGGACCAGAAGGCTTCTCAAGGGCTTAAACTGAAGGATATGGATTATGAGGCTGGATATAATGCTGAAGGTCGAGCTAAGTACGAGAGTATGCTTGGCGGAATATTCAATCTAAGATAACGTAGCTTATAAAGATAATTTTTAAGAATTACCTGCGAAGGTAAGCTCTCTTATTGTTTAATTAAATTATTAAAAAATAATCGATATAGCTATTCAACTTAGATATACCCATAAATAAATATTGCAAGAATAAGGTATTTACAAAATACAATAAAAGTTTTGTAATATACAGAACCTCACAGAAAAACTTATTAAATTAAAGCAAAGACATTCTATATAGAATAAGAATCTTATTCTTATTTTTTATAAAGAATTTCTATATAGAGCTATTATCTTAATATTCTTTTTAATTCTATATAGAACAGAGAAATATCAATTTA